CCAGCTTTTCCTTTCTGCGGCCTTATTCTGTTGAATAGTTTACCATACACAATGATTTGTGTTAAACCATATGCGCACAATATAAATGTTAGTAGTTCCATTTCTTCTCCGTTACGGCTCCTTCGGTTCCGGCGCCTATGACACCGAGGACTGACTCAAGGTCAGTCTTGCCGGTAGCTTTTAAAATTGTTGACAGCATGCCACCGTCATCAGGATCCATGCCGCCGGCACTCGTTAGTTTGAAGGCGATAAGACCCAAAGCCAACAGCGGTGGTGCCACCTTCATTATTTTTCGGGCGGCTTCAGTGTTCAATAAATTCTGGGCGCCAAGGTACCCCTGAGCCGAGAGCTTGAGGAAGTCGTCGGATAGCCCCTCCTCCACATCGGTAGGAACGTCATCAGCCTCTTGTGCAAGTTCCTTGAGTGCATCAACCACCTGCAGCACTTCGGGATCGGCCGCTAGCGCATTTAAAATTGCTTGCAGTCTTTTTCTATCCTTAACGCGCGAGACATCGTCTGCCAACTCTTCCACCGCTGCAGGATCATCTTTAAGTTGTGCCAGAGTATCCTCTTCGAAAATGAGATAGCTGTCCCATCTTTCTAATATCAATTTCATGTCAGGCATCTTTGATCCTTAAACTGTGTACATGTAGCCAATCGAATAGGCACTTCTTACATGACCAGGGCGAATAGAGCCCTTCTCTACTTCCTGCGGAACTTCTCCAAGCTCAGTTGAATCTGCCTTATCTGGGTGTACCAACTCATCGTCGGCCATCGAGATGATTGCTTCCGTCTGTTCAAAGTATGGACGCTCTTCATCAATAAAGTTTGAGATGTTGATTAAAGCCATCTTAGCAGAACTGGCTTCTTCTAATGTCGATTGTTCTAGGGTACCTTCAATAGAGCCGTAAAAAGCTCCAGCTTGGATACTCTCAGCAACAATGATGCCTTTTTTACGGAGATGTGCAAACAACCTATTCTGGGCGCCGTACACTAAATCAGTCATGGTATCCTTCGGAAAGACTACTACTTTATTTTTTGCTGGGGATAACACAATATCAATATCGCCATGATCAAAGATCATAAGATCACCGCTCATGGACTTACGAAGATCAAGTTCTAATCTTACTTTTTTTGCATTAGCTTCTTTGCCAATTTTAATTATTATTGCCATGGCTCAATTCCTTTGCTAGTTCTTGTGTCTTTAAAACAGTGAGTAAGATGTTATCATTAATCTCTGTTTTAGCATATGTGTCAAGTTTCTCAACGATGAGGCCGGCCTTAGACTTCATACTTTCATCTGTACCGAAGTCATCTCCCTTGGAGGCCTCGACTAGTACGGCTCTCAATCGGGCGATCTCTTCATTCAAGTAAGTCTTCAGTTCTACTGCGTTATCTGCAAACGAAGTGATGTAGTGAGAAAGCAATTGTTTTTGTTCTTCAGAGAGGGCTTTCGAGTATTTTTCGTTAAACTTCTCCGTGAAGGTATCGAGGACTAGGTTGTCCATAAATGCTTGCGGTTGTTGTGGCTCTGTCGACTTGCTCATGTTTTCAACAATTGAGTTCTCCAGCATTACCCTGCTCTTGGGGGGCAGCTTCGTAGAGAAAATCTGGTCAATCGTGGCTAATGTTTTGTAATTTGGCACAAAATTGTTAAACACTGTGGGTTCTAAATCTTTATTGATGTCATTAATAAGTTCAGTTTGCTGTTTGAAAAGCCCATGTGGGTCTATTAATCTTGAGGCCTGTTTGGCTTCTTTTAAAATGCGCTCACTAAACTTTAATGAAATATCTTGATTCTCGTATAAAGCTTTATAGCACTCTAGGTGCTTATTCAATTCGGTTCCCGACTTGAAGTGTGTTCTTACGATTTTAATTACTGCATCCTTCCTCTGCTCGTCTCCTTTTAAGATAGCAGCGGTTGCTTCTCTCATTAAGGTTTCGAAAACAAAGGCTGTGTTTCTCTTTTTGTTGTGTTTAATCTTCATTTTTTTGCTCCGTTAATGATTTATCTTTTTTATCTAGGATTTCAACAAGTTGACGAACCGATTGATTTACTTCAAGAATTTGTTTTTCTTGATTCCGGTCTTTCAAAGAATAAGTAGGCTCCTGTTCTTCATAAAAGCCTGTTCCCTGGGATGTTTCTACAACACCCCTGCCCAAAGCACTTAGGGCATCGCGGCCTGGTAGCGTGGTTCGGGGAGTAATCTCGGTGCTACCCATGCTCTTTAAATTGCGAGTACGGGCGCCTTGTGGCCGAGAATCTGTCTTGGTGGGAGTATATACTTTGCCTTTGGCGCCAGGGGTTATTCTAGGTTTCATTTTTTCTCCTGGTGTTAATCTTTTGGATGGGCGGCTTCCCGGGGGTATTGCGAGAAGTGGGGAGTCGTCGCCGGCGGGGGCATCGTCAGGGGCATCGGCGTCCAAGCCGCCAACATCTGCTGCTGGTACCTCTTCTGCTCCAGGATCTGCCTCAAGTTCTCCACCAAGGTCGCCTCCCATGTCACCACCAAGTGCACTGCCGGCTTCACCGGCTGCAGCGGCCTCTGCCACTTGTTGAAGCGCAGCGTCATGTTTCCTATCATAGTACATTTCTCGTTGATTACGAGTAAACTCTTCGTGGGACAGGCCGAAAATGTTGTCAGAAACCCAACGGCGAGAGAAAAAGCCCTCGGTAGCCGAAGCGGCGATATCGAACTTGGATTTCCAGTGCTCAATTTCTTGAAGCTCTGCTATCTTCGAGGGATTGTTTAACGACAGTTTAAACGCCAGCAGATCATCGCCGCGGAAGCCCAAAGTATAAAGATGGATAATACCAATCTTTTCTAGTTCTGATATTACAACCCTTTGCAGCCTTTGGATGGTTCTTGAGAAACGGATATCCTTTTGTGCTAATGTGGTTTTATCTTCGGTGGCGCCCTCACCCATTGTAAGGTAGGATTGAGGTACCTTCAGAGCAGAAAATAACTTGTCTCGAAGATATTTAACGTCGTCGATTGCCGTAATGTTGGTGGCGCCGGCCAGTGTTTGAATATCTGTTGCCGAGCCGGCGCGCGTGGGAATGAAGTAATCTTCCTCGATTGACATTGGGTTATACCTTAAATCAACTCGACCCGTGCTGGCATCAACTACTGAATTTCTTTTTAACTGAGTAACGATCTTCTGCATGTATTGCTCTACATCTTGTGGAGGCACAGCACCAACATCAATCTTGAACACACGACGCTCTGAGGAGCGTACGACGCGATAAGCCATCATGGCATCCTCCATCAACGTTAGCTGGCGCCAGATGCGTCGGGCGGGCTCTAAAATAGATGTTCCGTATGGAGCATACTTATCGTTGCCAAGCACGCGGAAGTGTGCAATCTGCCAGTTTTCAAAAGTGACTCCTGCAGAGTTCCATTGATATTGAAGATAGTTAGGATTAGTGGTGTCTTGGCCCTCAAGTCTTTCAATTTCTGGTGATGGTAGCGCGATAACAGATTGAACGCCGTATTTGTCGTCGATGTCTAGATACAGGAAAAAGTCTCCGTACTTGCACATTGTGCGCGACCAACCAAAAAGGTTGTATTGAACGTTCAAAATGTTCTCATAAAGAATTCCCAACACTGCTTTTATCTCTTCGTTGGCGCATTTGATATTTAACATTGGCCGCAGGTCAGAATAAGTGGTCATCTCATCAGCATAAATATCAAGAGACGATGCAATCTCTGGCATGTACTCCATCTGGTCGAAGTCAATATAACGCTCAGCGCGTTGTTGATTCTGAATAGCATTCGTTGAAATTTGATCTAACGGATTGTATAGAGATTTCTTAAACTGCTGACCAGAGGCTGATTTAAATCTGCTAGAGAACTTATCTAGGTGCTGGCGCCTAATGCGGCGGCCGGACTGTGATCTATAATTAATTATAGGGCCCGAGAACAATCTAGTTAAAGATTTGAATAAGTCCGATTGTTGATTCTTGGGGTTGTGTGTAGGTTTGCTGGCCATTTATTTTCTCACTTTATAATCCATTGGTATTGTTTATATAATTTATCTGCTTCACTCATTTTATCAAAGATATTGTCTTTTTTGTAGCCGTGTTGTCCATTTATTTGTGTGTTCATTGTAGTTTTGCTGGTTACTATGGCATTTACAAATGCCTTTTGATAGTTTAAATCTCTTGCGCTTGATTGAATCGCCGTATCTCTAACCCAACAAGCGATTGCTAATGCCATGATCAGATCATCATGGTATCCTTTCATTGCTTGGGGTCTACCATTCCTCCAAATAAATGTTTTCATTTCATTAATTGTGCGAGATGAATATATGGTAATTAGTTTATTTCTGATAAACTCTTCTAATTTCGCAATGATAAGTGGTCTTGTTTTCATCGACGTGGTAAATCCGGGTACCGCGGAGTTAATTGCTTCGGCTTGATGTTGCTCGATATATTCATGTGTCGACTTAATTGAATGATATACATTTGGATATTCATATTCCATAAGTTTAGTTAACACAGAGTATCCAACATTATTGTTTTCCACTACCAACATAGCACTGCCAAACTCTCGGCCGATTTGGTTTAGCATCCCAGCATACATATCCAAAGAAGGCTTTCCTTGATATTCTCCAACTACCTCAAGTGTTTCTAGCTTGATAATTTGGAAGGTTGAGTAGTCGGCCCCATCGCCGCGAGCGACATCGGCGACCATTAGATAGTTGCACGTGGGATCAAAGTCTTCCCATATCCAAAAGTTTCTATCAAAGCCAGTCCTGTGTTTGGGCTCTCTCATTGTGGCGTGTAAATATTCCATGCATTCTGGATCAATAACAGTCTCGCCAGAGGTATTGAAGTTACATTCTAGCTCTTGAGCGATTTGTCGCTTGGACATATTTCTAGTTTCTTTCTTATACCACTCTGCATCTCTGTCGGGGTGCACATCCCATGGCAAAGTTGTTAGGTTGAAGTTATTTGCGTCAGCGTCAGCGTCAGTACAGGTTTTATGAAACCAATTACCAACACCGTTCGGAGTAGACAGCGCGATGCATCGACCACCGGTTGATAGTGTGGGATACAGACCAGTCCACAGTTCTTCTAGTCCCTCAATA